TTATCAGGTGCGTTCGTATCCGTAACCTGTACGTAATTTGTGCCGTCGTAATATGCGGCAGGGTTTACACCATCTACAAGCATAAACCGAGACTCAGTCCAGTCGTACTTAACGGAACGGATCTTGTTCACCCCAGTCATAGTAGGGCTACCGGTCGTTGTTATCGTATCCCAAGTATCGGTGCTAAAGTTCCATGCGTGTAGGTAATCATTACCCGTCTCAGGAGCACGGCACGCAAAGATGCCATCGTTAATGCCGTTGGCTACAATGACACCTAAAGTCTTGCCGGTTCCGGGCAAGCTAGGAAAACTATTATTAAACCCGCTAATGCGTCTGTAACCGCCCGTTACAGCAGGCTCGTAATTAATTAAACGAGTTGCACTGCCAGGCTGCTGTTCACCCTGAGATAGAAGATCTCGGTTGGTGTTAAGGCCGCCTTCACAGAAAACTTTAAAGATCTGAAGATTATCAGCCATTCCGTATAAAAGCCCTTGAGTATACGTTCGGGACAATATACGTAGATCGCATATCTATAGGATCATCAGTCAACAAGCGACGCATCATGCGGATGCCTTCACTGTAGTTGTTTTGATGAATCGCAGCGCTTTGCTCATTGGATCTAAAGCGCATCATGTATGCCATCGCTCCGTCAATTATGACGTGACGGAACCTGTCTGGAATAATGGTCGTGTCGCTAAATAGATTTAAGTCAGCAGGGAATGCCCAGTACTTAAACTCAATCTCGTAAGATTTGTCTGGAATAGGAGTCACACCAAACTTGAGATCCTGTGTTTGGTATACTCGGATAGGAACACCGTAACCTACGTCGTCGTTTACATCGTCCTGTGGGCGAAAACGTTCTAGGTATTCAGTGTAGCTAATAGCGTCAAGCTTTCTAGGATAGTTAGACTCATCGTCTAGGCGCTTAACGTAGAATGTGTCCCAATCTACTGAAGAAGTATCAGCGGGGAAAGAGTATTCTTTAGTTCCTGCAGTTAAAGTTTGCACTTCTGTTTGCAGAGTAAACGGCCACTCTTGAGCCGACTGTAGGATGCCACGGATAGATGCGTTAACTGAGTCTTTAGCCAAAGCTTGGATGTTGCGTACAGTCGCAAAGTCCTCTTGGTCAATTGTCACTTCATTTAAACGACGAAGCAATTCATTCGTTATTTCAAGATACGTAGCCATCTATAATCCTGCAGTAGAAAAGAGAAGGGGGCCATGAAGACCCCCAAGCTCAGTTAGGCGAGTTGGTCACGGTCAACTTCGTCTGCTTGACCCATGTCGTTAACGTCAGCGACGATAGCGAATACACGAGCTTCAACAGCCGCAGGAGAACCTGTAACTGTAGCTACTACCTGAAGAACATCTTCAGCGGCAGTTACTGATGTACCGTCAGCGCCGTAGAACTTAGTGTTAGCCGCAGCCGCATCCAAGTCCAAGTCATTAGCGATAACAGTAGTATCAGTTTCTAACTGAAGGTCTACAGTGTAAGTGTCAACATCACCGGGTGCGCCTAGAATCTCTAAGCCAGCTCCGATGACAACAGTGCCTGCAGGTACAGTGATAGCATCGACTGTTCCTGTGTTTGTTGCTGGAAGTGTTACAACGGCTTCAACGACTTGCGCCAAGCCACGTGCTGTAGGTGATTGTGCCATGATTAATATCCTCCCTTATACACCAGTTGCAGTTACATAACGAGCAGTGGTGATCGCTTCAGGACGAAGAATCTTACGTCCATAGAGGTTCATACCACGAACAATATCAGCAAAGCTGTCTGGGTCACGGTAAGTCTCTGTCTTAGAGATTTGCTGTGCAGAAGCGATTGCTGAATCGTGGCCTGCCACAATTACACCAAAGTCTGTACCCTGAAGAGTAGAACTTGACTGAGCAGGTCCACCGCCAACTGAAGGCAAGTTGTTAGAAACGTATACACGGAAGCCGTGCAAGTTGTTAACAGTCAAGCCGTTGCGGAGTCCGCCGTTCTCACCGAAGTCAGAGTTGAACAGACGTGAGTCTTCATCACGGAGAAGCTCCATGAAGACAGGGTCGATCACCAACCAACGTCCATTTGTATCTACGAATTGCTGGTCAAGAAGACGAGCCATACGGTTCAACAATTGAAGTGGAGAGATGTCATCATCTGTCGTAGCAGTTACACCTGGAAGACGTGGCTTCAAAGGCACAGCTTCGCCAGCTTGCGCAGCTCCGCCATCGTTCAGGCTGAAGTTAGTTGCATCAACTTTCATTGAAGCCAACAACTCATCAGTACCTGCAGTGTCAACAGCAACAGTACCAGAAACTGTGTCGTTTACAGTACCAGCGTTTGTGTTGAGTGCAGACTGCTTGTAGCCTGAGATGTAACCGAGAACTTCTTGGTCGAACTGATCACGGAGGCGATATGCCGCACGGTCAGTAGCCATGTCCATGAAGTTAACGTGTGAATGCGCATCTTCAATGTCATCCATCTTGAATGCGAAGTAGTGCGCTTGATCAACTACGAGAGTGAAGTCTTCATCGTCGATGTCCTGAGCAGTGATCTGAGTACCACGAGCGTACTCTTTAACTGTGATTTCAGGCTCTTTGATGATACGGACTGAATCGCCGAAGTTGGCAATCTCACCGAAGTAGTCAGAGTTTGTGATGTCTTCAACAATAGAAGACTTACGGAAGGCTTTCTGGACCTTCTGCGAGTAAATTACGGGAGAGAAATTCCCGTTGGGCAGGTTACCATAACCCGGTGCTGTATTAAATGCCATGATAAGTTTCCTCCTAGTCAGGCAATGTCTATATTTAAATAGATTACGCTTGACCGAATGTAGAGGCTTGTTTGCTGTGGGTGTCTGCTATTGACATGACCGGCCAAAGTCATTACAATCAGAGGCCACGCTTACAAGGTGTTCTAACCACGGTTAGTAATCTTTACTCTATTTAAGTAAAAGCTACAGGTTATCCTATACAGGGGCTGTAGCCAGTACTTACTGTTACAACTGGTTTATTTAATAAATATATAAAGTCAACACTTTTATTATAAATAATTAACGTGCCGCACCAGTCATATCATAAACAAACTTGCCATTATGAATAGCGGATAAGATATCCTCTTCGTACTTTTCATATTCATACGGTTTCAAATTAGCAACTTTGCTTTCACTCCATTCTGCATTTGGCGATGAAGATGGAGATTTCTTGGAAGACTTAGCAACTGCTTTAGCGGCTTCTTTCTCTAACTGAGAGTCAGAACGCTTTTCACTAATCATGCCTTGATCTGCTTTATACAAATCAATTGCACGAGCTGCAGCTACCGCATCGTTCTCATTCTTATAGAGTGCGTCTTGAATGTAGTTAGGCTGTACCTTGACCCACTCATGAAACTGCTTACTTGTCCTAATAGAGTCAAAGTCAGGATGCATTGTTTTAAGCTGGTGTTCAGCCTTCTCACGCTCTAACTGTGACTTCATCTTACGAAGATCAGACATGCTTTGCTCAACTTCACTAGAAGCCTCACGTGCACGCTTCTGTGCGATTGAATCTACAATCTTAGCAACCTCGGGGTACTTAGTTGCCCATGCCTCAATCTCTTCTTCAGATGTTGGAAGTTTAAACTCTTCCTTCTGGCTTTCTTGTACTTTCTTCCGTAGGTCTTCTAATTCTTTGTCTTTAGATTCTACGGTTTGTTGCATGTAGCGACGAAGGTCTCCGTAACGCTTCTTAAAAGTTTCCTCTTCGGAGTCTTCTACTTGTTGCCCTTCAACAACTTCTTCTTGTTGTACTTCGGTTTCTTGCTCTTCAACTTCTTGACGAGAATAACGCTTTGCCATTTGTGTTTCCTTTTGCTGGGGGCCTAATGGGTAGCCCATATAATCTGCTTTAAAGGCGCAGTACCTTATCGCATCTTATTGCGAATCTCTTGGGGTGACATGCCCTGACGGACCATATCCCGCATTTGGGTATTTAACATTCCGCCTCGTGCCATTTCAGGCATCGGAGCTTCAGGTGCCATCATGCCTTCTTGTGGCATTGGAGCTTCGCCTGCAGTATCCATAGGTGCTTCTGTCTGTTCACCCTCACCAATTCCTGTTTCAGTAATAAAATCACCGATGACCTGCGCCCCGAACAGTGCTTCCATTGCACCTCGGACAGGCTCTTGGAACAGTGGAGTAAGTGCTTGCTGTTCGTTTTCATCCATCTGGTTGAAGTTAGAAACCATAGTCATGGCGTCAACCGTTGATGGGGCTTCTTCTTCCATAGGCATATCTTCGGCAGGTGCCGCCATGCCAGTCATTTCATTACGCATTTGTTCTTCAGTACGTGCCATTGTTTAAGTTCCTTTAGTATTTAATCATTGCTTTACGAGGTGTATTCTTACGGACCGGCATACCGCCTCTAGCGAAGTCTTGGTCTCCACCTGCAGTTTCAGCACCGCCTGAAGTGGTTCCTCCACTGGACGATCCGCTTGAACTACTTCCGCTTGAACTACTTCCACCCGGATCTCCTGCGGATGGCCCTGAGTTACCGGCATCTCTACCTGCGCCACCTCTGCCGCCTGATGTACTGCCACTCGCCGGAGCCTCACCTGCGTCCCCTAGATCAGTTCCATCACGTCCTATGCCGTCTTGATCGGTGTTAGCGTCGAAT